ACTTGAGGTTCTTTAACGATATTAACTGTATCACCATATGATTTAATTTCGCCCATGTAATCTGTATTACAGATTGCTTCGACTGTTGATGCTTTTCTTAAAGCGATTTGTACTTTCTTACTGTAGATTTCAGGAACCCAAAATTGGTTCGCTTGTACTCCACCAGCAACAAAGTTGAGGGTACTTGCCCCTTGAAAGTGTGCCATAATTATTATTTCCTTATTTGTTTACTTGTTGATAAAAATGAAAATAAATCTATTCGTCTTGAATAAATCTACCTTCTCTTTGAGCCATAGCAATATCTTTTTCATATCGCATAAACTCGTCATCAGACATTTTTCTAATATCAGATGATTTGAAAGTAGGCTTCCTATCATTAGGTTGTCCAACTTGTTCTCTAGTTTTAACTAGCAAGTCAGCACCTTCAGAAGGTTGCTTTCTTTCGGTAGTAGTTTTTTTATCTAATCCAAGTCCTCGGTCTTTCTTATACAAATCAACTGCTCTTGCTGCGAGTTTACCATTGTTGTTGTTCTCATAAATCCAAGACTTAATTTCCATTGGTTGTTCATCTGCCCAGTTATGAAAGTCATCCGATTCTTTAATATCATTAAAGTCTGGATGGTATTTCGATAACTCTAATTGAGCTTCACGAGCTGCCAAAGTATCATTCTTTTTCTTAAGAGCTTCAACTTCTTCTTGTAAACTTGTCATCTCATTCTTAGATTGCAAGTGTGATACAGTTTCCACAACTCCATATATGTCAGGGTATTCCTCTTTGAAGATTTTTAGTTCTTCTTCAGATTTCGGTGGTGAATACTTTGGTCGGTTCTCTTTAAGCTGTGCTTTAAGGTCTCCTTCTTTAGTAGTCCAATCACCTAACTTCCTATCATAATATCGTTTTAGGTCGTCATATCTTTTTTTGTAGTCAACTTTTGTATAAGCTTTAGAGTCAGCAACATTAAGTGCTGATTCTTGTAAAGACTTATCCGAAGTAGCCGAATCTAAAGTTGAGTTAGTATCAGGGTTGACATTGCTGTCAGTAGCTTCTCTAACATAACCATTAGGGTCGGTGTTGGCATCAGCAGTCCTATCATCTGCAGAAACAAAAGCTTTAGGCATTACATCTTCTGTATGCCATGCTTTATTTCTACCATAAGGATTTGCTTTGACTTCCTTAGTTTGTCCTTCGTCTTCGTTCATGTTTCCTCCTTTAGGGCTTCTTAACTGTGAAGGTAGCTAAAAATTGGTTACTTGTTTGAAAACAAAGCTACAAGGGCTTATATAAATATAAGGTAGCTTGTTTATTCTCAGAGTACCACTCTAAAAATTCTGTTATGCCAATAAAGAATCTTCTTCTTCTTGACCATTTAGCCCAGCATCATAATCTGCTTCTGCTTGTGCCATCATATCTCTTAATGTATCAACACCTAAATTCTTAACTGCTTTAGCTGTGAAGATAAATTCTCCATCTGATAACAGGGCTGGAATTGAATCTGAAGTTCCATCACCTGGTCCTTCTACTAATTCATCCTCTGTAAATTCTGTTGCAACTATCTTTGGAATAATTGCTTCTAGCTCTGGATGCATTTCCATTGCTTCATCTAATACTGTTTCTTCTTCTTCTGATAATGCTGATGTATCTAAAATACCATCTACATCCATATCATCTTCCATCATGTCATCTTCTGCCATCATCTCTGTGTCAGTTTCTGCCATCATGTCATCTTCCATACCCATAGGAGCAAGTAAAGATTCATCTTCAACCATATCACCTTCGGCATAAGCTTGATATTCTTTTCTATCAACAGTACCACCAAGACTTAAAGCTAATGGTGTTTCTTCTGCTATTTGGTTTTCATCCATATAACCACCTGCTGCTGCTGTAATTCTTGTACTTACCATTGATGATAATTTTTTAATTTCATTATCAATTCTAGAAACTAAACTACTATCATTTGTCATAGTTTTTTGAGCTTCTAATCTATCAATTTTTTCTACAATCATTTTGTCTTTAGCTGATTTTCCACCTGCATATTTTTCACCAGGAATATCTCCTTCTGCTGGAGCTTCATCTAAAGGTTCATCAGGTATATCAAATTCTCTAATACTTCTTAAAGCTTCGTCACCTTTACTATAGTGTTGTCTATCTAACATTCCACCTTTTTTAAATCTTGTTCTTTTTTTAGATAGTAGTCTAGAAGGTAAACCTTGTCTTGCTGATTCAGGAGTATTTACATCATAAGGATTAATACCATCATCTTCTTTATCTTGTTTAGCAATGTATGGAGGTTGACCCATAAGTCCACCTGTAGCCATTTTTATAATAACAGTTTTCTTTTGTTTCTTCTTATGCATATTTTTATCCTTAATGGTTATTATACCAACTTAAAAGTATTTAGTCAACACTATCTTTTAAAATTTCTTTTACCTGATTAGGCAGGTTCTTCATTCGTTCCAGAAAAACCCATCTCCCCTGGCATTGGTGGATTGTTTGTTGGGTCAATCCCCTCGCCATTTCCTGGGTTGTTTGTTGCTGCACCTTGTCCAGGTACTCCTCCAGGTGTTTCCATTCCTGGCTGTTGACCAGGTGCAAGAGATTCTTCGCCAATTCCTTGTTGAGCATTGTTTTGATATCCTATAATTTTAGCATAGATTTCTGCTTCACTCTTAGAGTTAATAATTTCATCAGGGTCTAAATCTAAAGAGTATGCTAACTCTTTAATAACTTCTGATATCTTAACGAATGGAGCAATAGATGGATTTTGAATTGTTTGTAAGAACATAGTAAGTCTTTGAGACCTAACTTCTTTTCTCATTAAAGAAGAACTACCTGTTGCTCTAATTTCAAAATCACCAAGTATTGGTAAGTCACCTTCATAGAATTGCATATTCCATTGGAACATAGATTTTCCTAAAGGTTTAATTAAACTGTCATCAATATTTTTAATAACTGTTTTAATATTTAAAGATGCTGCACCCATAAGCATTGACATACCTGATGCTGTTCTAGTCATACCTGTTACTCCTGTTTGACCATGTGAGTAAGAAGGTATACCTGTTGATTCATCTGCAAGTTGTCTAAACTTATCAAACATCTGCATATTTTCAGTTGCAGTATTAGGAAACTTAATTCCATAAATTGCTTGACCTGGAACTCCAGCTTGTCTTTTAAAAATTTTTCCTGGGTATACTTCCATATTTTGATTTTGAACCAAAGCTGATTCATCAATATCAAAAACTAAGTTACCTGCTAATGCTAAGTTATCAATTGCCATTCTTGCATGACCATTCATAATAGCTTGTGCGTCTTCCATATTTTCTGGAACACCTATTCCAAAAAACTGATATGGATTTACTTCATAAGAAAAAGATTGATAAGGTATTCTAAATGGAGTAAAAGGATTTTCTACAATTCTAATTATCTTTCCATTAGTAATCCAAATATTAACTTGAACTTCTTCAAAGTCTTCTATATCTTCATCAACTTCTAAACCTTGTTCTCTTGCAGACATTGCATCTATAGTTCCCCAGTACTCAAGTACTTCGTATCTATTAGATTCTAAATCACCATAAGAATTATTTTCTGCATCAATAGATGTTTCCCAACTTTTCTTATCATACTTTGGACCCATGTCTAAACATTTATAAATTGCTTCTTTATTAAAGTAAGGTCTATTTAATAAATCTTTAAACTGATGTCTATTTAATCTATGTCTTTGAATAACATATTCTGCTTCATCCATGTTTCTAGCATTAGGGTCTGGGTAGAAATCCCATATGCTAACAAATTCTACTTTAGGAACTTTAACTTGTTCAGGATTATATTCTCTACCATTTCCATTATCAGAATATTTATGTAATGTTTTGTTATAAGTAAATGGTCCTTTAATAATTCCTGTTCCTAATAAACAAGATTCAAAGATTGCACTTCTTAATGCAACATTAGCATCTGTTTCATCTAACTGGTCTTCAATTAATTTATGTAATCTTCTTGCTGCAATTTGTGCAGGTTTAATTTGTGGCATCTCAGGAACTGGAGATGGTCCTGATGATAAATCAGCTTCTTCAAATTCTTCTTTTAATCCACCTAGGTTAACCATACCTAAATCATTAAAGGTTGCTCCTGGTGGTAAATCATTTCCATCACCTGGAAAACCTAATCCACCATTATCACCCATTTCTTCTTGAGATGATTGAGGGTTATAATTTAAATTACCTTCTATATCAGGTTGAACTTGGTCAACACCCATTTCTTCCTTCATAGGATTCATGTGTGCAAACTTATCTATACCTTCTGGTATAGTTGTTTCTTCAATTGTTAATGGAAATTTTCCTGTACCAAATAATACATCTATAATTTGTCCATAAGCTGCTAAAACTTTTGTCTTAGTTACTTTAACAAATACTCTTGACTTTTCGTGTTCAGTAAAATGAATATCTTTATAATATTTACCACGATAATTATGATATGACTTTAACCATCTATCTTCATCATCACTTCTTTTATCAGTACAAGATGAAAACTTTCCTTGTATATCAATTACTAAAGCTTCAAGTTGTTCTAAACTTTCATCTGCATCCATTTCTGGATTCATCATTTCATCGACTACCATACAATTCCTATCAATTACTTTAAATTTTATTAGTAAGTATAATAATACACTTATTTATCTAACTTGTCAACTACTTTTACCTAAGATAAGTTAATCTTTTTAATAGAGACAATTACCGAAGTTGGAATAATAACTGTACTTCCTATATCATCAAAAGTAGGTTTACCTTTAGTTTCAATATAATCTCTGAATAATCTAGTAACTCCATTCTTTTGACTAAGTAAATAGCCTTTAGATACAGCAATAGGGAGCTTTTCTTCCTTTAATACCTTTAAGGTACTCCAGCCATCATCGCCTTCGATATCCAACCAACGGACTTCGACAAATGGATATTTACTAATATCTGTTGATAATACTTTTTCATTGAGAGGTATTACTTTTTTACTCTTAGTTATCTTTTTCTTTCTCACTATATCTTATCTCCAAAATGTTTAGCTCGTTTTATTACCTTATGATTATGATTATCTTGTTCTTCTTTAACTTTACCATAAGGATTAAATCTTCCATTACCTTCAACTTTAGGGTCTTTTAACCAAGAAGTATGTTGGTCTTTAATCCCTCCATTATCAGAGTATCTAAAGATATTCATTTTAAATACTTGCTCTACATGGTCTTGTTTTAAATATTCTTGTAGTTCATCGTATGACATTACTTCATCATATTTTTTATTTGTTTTTTTATTTTTAAATGTATATAAGGGCATATTAATATCCAAAGGTTGGGTCGGTGGGTGTCCATCGTTTGTGTTGTTGCATATTTTCATAAGCTGTAATACTTCTTGGTCTAGACATTATTAAATATCTAAGTGCATCATATGCATGGTCTGATGCTTTAGTATCTACATCTTCTGGTCGAGCTTTATCAATCGGTATAGATTGTAATTCTCTAATGGTATTCGGGCAAGTACGAAATATCTGAAGCTTTGGTCTCCCTTTGGAGTTAAGTTTTAATCTTTCATGTATTTGTATCTTGCCCTGAATTCTATTCTTGTCTGCTCTTCTAAGCTTGTGTCCTGCCCTTGTTAGTACTTCTCCGACAGTTGGACCAGTTGTTCCTGTTCTTGCCCATGCTGCTGTGTCTAGAACCCCAGCAACCGATAGTTTATCTTCCTTCTCAAACTCAAAAATCCTTAAAGCTAACTCTTCACCTGTTAATCCTTTTTGATATAGTTCTCTATAAATAATTAATGTTTCATCTGTTGGGTCTATACAACCCCAAATAACTGCTGACTCTGCTGCGTAACCATAATCAATTCCTTTTACTCTAGTCCAATGTTTAGGTAATTCATATGGAGCTATTGTATGTTTATCATATTCAAATTCTGTAAAGGCAGCTCCTTCGGAAACATCCCAGTTCCCTTC